CTTATTTCTGCTGCGCGGTTGTTATTGACAGCGTTTTCAAACTGATAGAAAAACCGTAAACCGCCTACAGCATTGACATGCACATAGGCTGAAATAGTGGACTCTACTGTTGCAGATGACCATGATGAAGCCGCGAAACACACCAGCCCGCGAGCGTCAGTGGTGGTGATGTCAATCCTATCACCAGTAATAAGGTTGTCTACTGCGCTGTCAAAGCTAAGGCGATTGAGGCTAGTGTTTACGTCGTCAGGCTTTATGCGATCCTCCAGCATTCCATAAGGCGCGTCAGTGCCACGCCGCAAGCGGACGTTGCCGTGATTGCCGAGGAATACCGCCATTAAACTATTACTTGATTAAAGTCGCCGTCCATGGTGAATTGAATTGGCACTACGCTTAATTCACCTGTACTTACGGATACTTGGGCGCTGGTGATATAGGCATACATTTTAATGTCATCTGCTGTACCGCCGCCTACGTTTAGTTCCAGAAACACGCGATCTGACTCTGTTATGGTGCCTCTTTGCATAATTTTAGACAATAGTGCAGTGAACTCAGTGCGGGTTGCAGACTCGCCTGATTCGAGGCGGTAATACATCAGAGTGGCACTGCCGGTTGCACCTTTGACACCAGGAGTAAAAGTGTTGACGGTGCTGTCAATTGCATTTGTGGGTAGCAGCTCCAGCGTGGTTTCCACTGACCAGTCGCGGATTTTGGCAACTTTTTTGCCGTCGAAAGTGAGCGATCCGGTACGCCCTGTGAAGAATCCCATTGCTAAGTGCTGTGCATGCTGCGCTAAGTCTAGCCGACCTCGGGGTCACCATCAATAGTAAATAGCCCTGCGGCGTAGCTGGCGATGCCTTCCGCGATATATGACTGACCATTGGCGTCACACGGGTGTTCTACTGCGCGGATGGTGGTTTCGCCTTCCTCTTCCATCGTCACCTCCGTTACGCGGAACACCCGCTTAGAGCGCACCGCTTGACCGAGTACGAACAAGTCGCCAGTGCGCGAGGCAAGTGCAGGAGCGGCGCCATCAGTAATGACTACCTCCTTGAAGGGGCGGGTGCCATCAGTGCTGCCATAGGTGAGTACGCTATAAGTGCCATCAGGAACGACTTGAAGCGGCACATTGAGCACGCCACCGCTCTCGATGCGACCTGTGTAGATGCCGTCCCATTGATTGTTGCTGGTTTCGACGTAGACATAACTGCCGGGCATCACGAAGACGTCTGTTGGGAACGTCATGAATTCAATGGCGCGGCGATTGTAGCGGCGTATGTTGCAGAGGTATTTCCCCAGCAGGATGGCTTGAGCGCTTGTTGTTACAAACTGCGATATATCAATACTTTCTCGTATTGCATTAGACTCTTTTGTGTCAGTGCGCATCACTTCGACGCTGTTGTTGCGCGGGAAAACGCCACCACTTTCAACATCGCGATAGACAAGTGTGATGATTACATCCTGAACACTGGCACCGTAGTCAATAAATTCCTCCTTGAAAGTATCTTCAAGGATGTTGCCTTGGTTGAACAATGCTGTTATTGCAATATCGCGCGTCATCCTTCCGCTGGATTTGATGTACGGCAAGGCTGGCACAAGTGTGTCCTTGCCTCCGATTTTGCCAAATTCCAGCAAACTAAATGGTGCTACCTGAGCCCAAAATTCACGCCATGGCCTGCTATCTGCAATTAAACCATCCATAAATAGCTTGTTGCGCTGGCAGTATCGCTTACTTTGCGCCAGTTGTTTTACGTCAACCGAATGCAGACTGGCGTAGCGGCCAATGCCATTGGCACTGTCCAATACGGTGTCAAGAAAGATGTCTGGCGCAAATGATGTTGAGTTGCTAGGTTTGCTTTTTGCAAAGGTGGTAATTGCTGCGTAATCTACGTCTTCTGTGCGCTCGTTGCCAAAGTAATCTTGCGTAGTAGGCAGCAGTCGCACTCGCTTCCCTTCAGTGACGTATGCACTAATGCTGCGCAGGTCTTTGGTGCCCGAGCCCGAAACGACGTGTAGTGCTAGGGTGGACAAGCCTTTGTATAGGTTGGGGCCGTAGGTGTCCCAGTCCGCAATAAGCTGCTCAGTTACAGCAGTAATTTTGATTTCAGTGGATGAATCAAACGAAAAAGAAGTGTTAGAAAATGCGTCGTAATTAAACAGGTCGATCTCGGAGGTATTAGCTGGTGACTTGTTGAATTTAGGGTAATAGCCCCTGTCGTTGCCGCTATATACAGAACCGTTAAAATATACGTGCAAATTTGGGCTACCTGTCAAATTCGGGTCTAATGTCTTGAGTGGCCCGTTGGGATTCAAGTAACAAAAACCACGTGTTGTAAAGGTTTTAATTTCCGTAAAGCTATCGACTACCGGCTCCAGCTTGATTTCAATGAATTGTGGGCCAGCATTGCATGTGACTAATTTTAGATAAGTAAAGACCTCCTGCTCATTAAAACCACGGCAGCAAAAGATATACGGCAGTCTTGTGTACTTGGGAGTACCGTCAGGATTAGTTTTCTTGCCTATATTGTGCCACACTGTAAACATTGCAGTGCGTGGTTTGGCGCCATTATCTGATGCGTTGTGTCCATAACTAATCTGTTTACTGCCATATACACTGGAACGTCCGCTAATGCGTCTATATGCTTGGAATCGCAAGGCTATGTCCAAGACATTGCATTTGGTAACGCTGGCGTAGGCGGCCTCTTCAATGCGAGCCAAGCCCTTTACGTGAAATGTTCGTGGGCTGCGTTGAGCTTGTAAATTGTTGAGTTGATTTTGCAGCGCACTGCTTTCAGCTTGTGCCGTGGCGAGTTCATTGTTGATTTCAGTTATTCTTGCTTGATATTTATCACGTTCTTCTTTGGTAATCGGTCTTACTCTAGGTGAACCAAGTCTTCCTGCGCTTGTTGTCTGGAAATATACCACAGTGCCACGGGCCAAAGTAACTTGAATGTTATCGCGGTATTCTTCGAGTAATTCAATTTGATTATTTTTTTTGTCAATTTCTAGGCGTAGTGCATCGATTTGCGACCCCACTTCCTGCCAGTGATGCAGGTTGTAATTTGCGCGTGGCATCCTGCCGGCGCGAATGCAGTCGAGCCTGGCGTATAAATTATTTTCTTCAATACTATTGCCTTCTTTGCCGTAATTAACAATAGCAACACGAAATAAGGCAGTGCCGATCTTGAATATACCGGCTTTGTCAATTTGCGAGGCAGCAGCACGCAACGCATCTTGTGCTGCAAGGCCCGATGTGTCGCTAGTTAGCAGCAACTCAGAAGTGTTGGCTATGTGAAGATTCCACTTAAAACCTTCGGGCACCAAGGGGCGTTCGTCACTGTCAGGCCAATAGACAGCATTTTCTTGTGGCTTAAATTGAATGCCAACACGTTTGCGTTCAGTCCTTCCCGCGTTATTGAGAACAAGCACATCGACGTTTATCGGTATAAAACCAGTAACGCCAACAGCGTTTCCAGTGGTAGGTGAAAATGCTTGGCTAAATCCTTCAACTGCGCCTCCTAGGTCAAGCTTGGCCGTGGTGTCTTTGCCAGAAGTAATTGTGGGATCACGTACATCGCCTTTAACTTCATCGTTGTAACGTGTGGCGCCATTTGGATTATAGTATTGCCAAACATTGCTGGTTACTACGTCTTTCGCTGGGAACTGCCCTAACGCAGTGCGATCTGGATCGATTTGGGCGATACTTGCAGCGCCGATTGTCATCATCAGCCGCATGAATTGGTGATTGCCAAAGCTAAGAATGGCTGACCACAACAGTAGACTTGAAACGCGTACGCCGCCGTTCTTGTTTTGCGCGGTATTGGTGTAAACCAACGGTACGGTATCGCCATACGCCGCAAGGTCTTGAGCGCCGTTAAAGCCAATGCGTGGCGCTAATACTGCATCTCGCGTTTGAGCAGTGCCTTTTGGTTGCTTAGGTTTAGGCATCAACAGAATTGATACCACTTGGAATAAAATACCTACAACGGCAAGAATGATTGAAACAGGCTCTGCGCGAATGTCTAGCGCGGTGCCTTCTTTGATATCTTCGTAGATGTGCTGTTGCGCTACAAAATCAAGGTATTCTTCCTTGCTGACGCCTAGTGCATCAATGAGGTCGTATTCATAAGGCAGCAGCTTGCGGGTCATCGATTCATCCAGAAGTAATGGCCAATGCCGCTGGGCAATGGCGCCCTGATAACAGCGCCACTAGGCGATAGAAACAATGCGCCATCTTCAACAATTGTACCCAATGCAGAACCAATTGCAGCCGGCAGCATTGCCACTGCGCCTAGAGTGGGCTGCTGTAGCCGGGTGCCGTTCTCGATCATCCACCGCACAAGTAGCGACTTTGAAAATGTGCTTTCATCGAACAGTTCATACACCCATTCAAACTGATCGGTGTAGTCGGCAAACCCCAGCCGCTTATGCACTTCACATGCAAGCTGAAAACAATCGGTTTTGCCTGACCATGGAGCAGCACCCCATTGATACGGCAAACCAATCAAATCATTGAAGGACGAGTTCTGCATTGAGTGGCAATGAGCCAACAAGGCTGCGAGTAAGTGTACGAGCCGGAAACTGTGCCCCCACGGAATCCATGGCGGTGCGGTAGCGCAGCTCAATTGTAGTATCGGAATAGCTAGCGCCAATGCCGACGTACCGCTCCTCATAGGTGCGTGATGGCGCCAATGCAGCGTTTAACCATTGCGTGGTCATGGTCAGCTCGCTAAGGCGGTTGCCGTCACCATCCTCTACGAGCTTAATTGCAAACTCCACATTGGGAAACAAGACACGCACCATGCCGTTGTCGCCGTTGAGGTTAGCAATGCTTCCCTCAGCGCGAAATGGCGCAAACTCAAATCGCTTGCCATCAAGAATGCGGTGATCACCGACAAAGAAGTTCTGGTAGCGGTGGGGCGTACCCGTAGATGTACGCAGATCAAAGTATTGCGCCAGGCGAATTTCAGTCATTTCATTTCACCCATTTCATTTCACCTATTAACTTTACCGTTACTGTGCTAATACCAGCAATAACGCTGCTGACATTAGGCGGTTCGGCGTATAGCCATTCGATGCCAGAAGGATTACGCACTTTGCCTTGCAAGGTTACGGTGTAGCCTGCAAATACGGCAGTGCTAAGTGTAAACCCTGAGGTGCCGCCTTGCTGCTCGTTGTAGTGGTCGATGATGGTATTGACAACTTCCTCTGTTACGTTCTCGTATTGCAGATCCAGCGTGTAGCCGAATGCCTTATTGCCGAAGCTGCGGCGCACCACTGCACCAGACATTGCCCGGTATGTTTTGACTGGGTATTGGCCTAGCTGGAAGCTACGAGCCGATGGTTTTAGCGCAGGAAAGCGAGCCATTAGATCCCCACCTTCCGCCGTGTAGAGCTACTGTTTTGAATGCGATCAAGGGTCATCGTCATCCCGCGTTTGGCGCCATCGCGTGTTGATGCACGCCTGGTTTCAGCCATTGCTTGCTCCAACTGCTCGCGGCTGACATACTCTACGCCGTTGATGCTGGTGGACTGGAAGCTCATGTTAAGCACTGGAGCACCGCCACCGCTGCTGCCGCCATTCATTGCGTTGCGTAGGTCACCATTGCTAATTATGCCGCCGCTAGCGCCAGGCACAAACAACTCAGGACCACGTTCGCCCACCATGTACGGTTGCTGACCGGTTACGGGGCCGCCATTAGCCCTAGGAGCTGGAAATGACCACGGCATACCGCCCTTCATTGCACTTGGGTCAAAACTAAAATCAGTTGCTTCCGCATTGCTAAGTCCACCAAACGCACCGCCACCTAATGCTTTAAGGATAGTTTGCAGGATAATCATGGTGATTTGCTTTGCAATGATTTGCGCTGCCATCTCAAGGAACATATCCGCAACTGACTTGAAAAAGCTACCCAAGGCTTCCTTGGCGGTCATAGTGCCAGATATTAAACCTTGAAATGATTGTGCAAAGGCATTGCCGATACCTTCTGCAGATGTAATGGCAATGTTGCTGATGCTGGTGAGATTAGCAATTTCAGTTTTTAGTGTGTTAATTTGATCTCGAATGACTTGCGCAGATTTTTGTTGTCCGCTCTGCTCATTAAACACTGTGGGCATACTAGCTTGCTTGATTACATCTGCAACTAACGAAGTGCGATCGGCAAGCAACTGATTGATTTCGCGTTCAGCTTCTAGCTGCGCAATTTTCTTTTCAAGAGTTTCATTTAATGAAATCATCATAAGTTCATCAGCACTCTTCGCTTCTTCTTTCAGAGTGTTAAACTCACGCGCAATCTGCTGCAATCTTATATCAAGTTCTAACTCGCGTTTAGCAACTGCTTCTGTTTCTTGCAATAGCGCAAGCGTATCCTTTAGCGCAGTGTTGCGTTCATCAGCAACCTTGTATTGCTGCTTTTGAATTTCCAACGCACGAGCTGCATCACTTGCAGCCTTGCTAGCACCACCGCCTGCTGTGCGGCCACTGCCGCCGCCTACGGTGGAGCCTACAGGCGTTCCCATGGCATTGCCTATTGGTGCTGATGCAGCAGCAGTGCCAGCTTTCACATCCGACTGCAGTTGAGCACGCTCGCGGCGCAGTACAGCTAGGTTGCGATCAATGCTGCCGCGTTGCCGGCCAGTTGCTGTCTCACGCTGGCCTTGTAATCCAGCAATCTGCTTGTCCTTTTGCGCCAATAATTTGGTAGCAGCATCAACTTGAGTTGCACCACCGCTTCTAGCTGCGCTGCCTACTTTCTCCGCTTCACTTCTGTAGCTAGCCAATGCAGATATAGCAACGCCAATGCCAGCGGCTAACGCAACCCACGGGCCAGCCGCTGCAATAGTCGCAATGGATAATCCACCTAGCAAGCTAATAGCCGCACTGATTGCTGGCGCCAATGCAACAAATGCAGCGGTTAATCCTGCCACCGCAGCTATTAGAGTCTTAACTGGGCCAGGCAATCGTCCGAATATTCTGAGTATTTCTGTTGCGCTACTAATAAGTGGGGTTAGCGCAGGCAATAATTCGGTGCCAATAGTGGCGCTAAAGTCTTCAAGCGCCGCGTTAAACCGCCGTGTTGCGCCAAATGCCCCGGCAAATGCAGTTTCTAAATCCTCAGCGCCTTCAGTTCTAATGCGCGTTAATGCTTCTATTAGCACTTGACTGCTAATCTCGCCATCAGATGCAAGTTCCTTTAATTCACCGCGAGTGCGACCCATTACCGCTGCAACTGCATCAAGAAGTTGTGGCGTTGCTTCGCTAATAGCGTTGAATTCTTCGCCAGCTAATCGTCCAGAGCCTAATGCTTGATTTAGCTGTAAGGTAGCTGATGCCGCATTCTGAGTATTTACCTTGTTTAGCGCCAGCAGTGTATTAAAGCCTTCGTAGACATTTGCAACATCTTGCAAACTCGCACCAGTAGGCCCAATACGGTTGCCTAGATCTGTTAATGCTCCAAGTGATTCTGCTTGGCTAAGGTTAAACTTCTTTGCAGCATTGGCCGCAACTTCTTGAATACCAGTTAGCTGTGAGAAGTTTTTTGTTAGCAGTCCAATCCTAGCCTGTGCAGATTCAAGCTCCGATGCGTCAACAAATGCTTTCCGCACTGCAAGCCCTGCGCCAATGCTTGCCAGTGCTCCGCGTAATCCACCAAGTGCAGCACCAAGCCTGCCTTTTATCCCTATACCTTTTTCTTCTTCTCTATTGGCGCTTCTAAGAACAGCTTCATATTGTGCAATTTGCTGCCCTGCCTTTTGATAGAGTGCTCCGTTGAATTGGACCTTTGACTGCACATCACGCAATGCAGCAATTTGTGCTTTTATTGCGAATTCAGTGTTTTTTACTTTAGCCGCAAATACACCTTGTACGGTAGATGCTTTTGCAAAGCTGCCCTGCTGCGCTTCAACTATAGATTTGACAGCTTGAGCCCTGGCCTGCAGATTCTTAAATCCATCTGCCGCACCAATTGAACCTTGCCGAATTGCAGCAAGTTTCGCGGTGACGCCGCGAGCGTCTAGATTTACCGCGACATTAGCAACAACCGACACAGCCGACCTACCGTCTTCGTTTCATTCTACGCTCCTGCTCTTCGTTTTGCAGCTCAAAATATGCTGACCACAGCAGTAGTTCTTCCATGGTCACTTCTTGATTGAGCCTAACTAACGAGTAGCCAAGCTCTTTCGCAATGCTAAGCTGCAACAATAGCAGGTTATCTTTACTTAGCTCCCGTTTTAGTGCTTTTCATGTCTACCTCTACCTCTTCAGGGTTGGTGATAATCGCAAGCATCAGTTGCTGAAGATCAGCATCAGCTACCTCGTTTTTCAACTCAGCCGCATCACCTGCCGCAAATAGCCGCTGGCCGGTTTCATCACTGGCTTTCATGATCAGCAGGTTCAATGCAAACCCATTGGCATCATCACCGCCAGGCATCTTCTGCGCACGTTCGCGTTCGGCCATCGTAAGCGGTGATGCCCACATCTCAAAGACAGTGCCATCACCCAGGGTAACGGCACGCTTTACGGGTGTGAGATTAGCTGCTTTCTTAAGGCGTGCTAAGGCTGTCATACGGTCGTACTGAAGTCAAACGTAGGAACGCCAGATGGCCTAAAGGTAATTTCTACCTGCTGAGCATCATCTGGGTTGATGTTGAGGCTAGCACTAAGGAGTACCGCATCCATTGCGATGCTGCGGCTGAGTGCTTCAGTGCCTTGCTTGTCGGTGTACAGCTTAAAGCCGCAACCCACTTGCTGCCGCTGGAGCACATCTTCCACCATCCGGTTGGATAGTGCAGCATCTTCATTGGTGACATAGACCGTAGCAG